CAAAATTCTGCTGTTGTATAATATGATTGCAGATTGATTTAGAGAATTACAGGAGAAGAGAAAAGGAAGGAAAAATTAATGAGGTAGTTACTTGGATTAAAAGCTTAAGAACAGAGCAGAAGTTAAAGCGGAAGGTCGTCCTTCCGGAAGTAGCCGGAGATAATGAGGGAATCATTAATGTAAGCGCAAGCTTGACAAGGCCAGACGGTACGGTCCTTACTCCGGAACAGGTAACCCCGAGAATTGCCGGCCTTATCTGCGGTACGCCATTGAGTATTTCAATCACTTATGCGCCGCTGAAAGACTTTATTGACTGTCAAAGATTTACTAAGCAGGAAGCGGATGAGGCTGTAGGGGCTGGAAAGCTTATTTTTATGTATGACGGTGAAAAAGTAAAGGTTAACCGTGGGGTAAACTCCTTAAGCACTACAACAGAGGTAAAGGGAGATAGCTTTAAGAAGATTAAGATTGTGGAAATCATGGATATGATCTATGAGGATATCCGTAGAGCTTGGGAGGATACTTATGTTGGACGGTATGCGAACACTTACGATAATAAGTGCTTGCTGATTACTGCCATTAATTCCTACTTTGCCGGACTTGTACGTTCCAATCTTCTGTCTAAGGGAGAATGCTATATCGACATTGATGGGCAGCGTGAGTATTTAAAGCAGAAAGGTGTTGATGTAAATAATCTTTCTGAGCAAGCGGTAAAGGAAGAGAACACCGGCTCCAGAGTTTTCTTAAGAGCGAATATCTCTATCTTAGACGCTATGGAAGATATGGATTTGGAGATTTATTTGTAAGAAAGGAGACAGTATGGACGGTTTTGTATCTGATCAGGTTATTAATGGTACCTGGGGAGAACTCTGGGTGGATGATACTTATATGGCAGAGGTAATTTCTTTTAAGCTGGAAATCAATGCCAAGTATACCAATGTCCCAAGAACAAGAAAGCTTTTGGATGGCCAAAAGCTAACCGGAGTAGAGACAAAGGGAGAAGTTAAGCTGCATAAGATTTCTTCTTTCCTTGCGAAGAAGGTATCTGATGGCTTGAAGTCCGGAAAAGTTCCGAACTTCAAAATTATTTCTAAGCTTTCCGATCCGGCAGGTCTTGGTACGGAAAGAGTTGTGGCATACGGTTGTAAGTTTGACAAAGCAATTCTTGCAGACTGGGAGCATGGAAAGAATGCGGAAGAGTCCTACAGCTTTACTTGTGAGGACTGGGATTTCATAGACACGATTTAGGAGGGATTATGGAGGAGTTTAAAAGTATATACAAGATACTTAGTATTCTCCATAAGTCTATGGATTTCGAGGACTGGGACAAGAATCTTCTCACCCATGAATCCTTGAATCTTTCCTTTCCTAAGTGGTCAAGAATTATGAGTATGCTGCTTAAAGAAGGGTATATCTCCGGAGGAGAAGTGCTTGAAAGTTTTGGGGATTTTTATCCCAGAATAAAGCTTACGAGACCGGAGATTACCTTGAAGGGCTTGGAGTATCTTGAGGAGAACAGCTTAATGAAGAAAACGGCAAGACTGATTCAAGGGATTTCTAATATAGTGAAATAGGAGGAAACATGAGTTTAACACAGAAACTGTTACAAATTGATAGAGGGGAATTTCAAAAGGAAGAGTTCTTAGAGTTGAAAGCAAAACATCTAAGTAAGATTATGGGTGAGGATGTGACTCTTAAGTTTAGAGCCCTTTCCGGAAAGGAATATACCTCCCTTGCTTCCGCCTTAATGGGACCTAAGGGGACAGTTGATTACTCTAAAGCTTATGATGTGAGTGCATTGGTGCTTTGCGAAGCTTTAGTGGAGCCAAGTCTTAAAGATAGCGGATTACAGAAGCATTTTGGAGTGGCCAGTCCTAAGGACTTGGCTTTTTTATTTTTCCCCGGAAAAGAATTATCCACTCTTTCGGATAAGGTTACGGCTTTCTCCGGATTTGCGGAAGAGGATGAAGTAAAAGAAGTAAAAAACTAGTAGAGTCCGATGGTGAAACGAATGCCATGTTTTGGCTTTTTAGATTACATCACTGGAAACCGTCGGACTTTTTTGAACTTGGCTACGGAGAGAGGCAGATAATCTATGCATTCCTCCAGTTAGAAATTGAGCAGAGGAAAAAAGAATGGCAAATAGAACAGTAGACGTAACGCTGAGACTGGTAGACAAATTTACCGGAGGATTTCAAAAGTCTCTTTCATCTCTTACGGCCATGGACAAGAAAACCTTCAAGATAGCTGGGAACTTGCAACGCACCGGCGACTCCATAGCTAAAGCCGGTGCAGCTATGACCGCTGCGGTCACGGTGCCTATTGCTGGGGCAGGAGTGGCAGCAGTAAAGACAGCAGCAGACTTTGAAAGTTCTATGAGTGCTGTAAAAGCTATTATGGGGCAAAAATGGGACGATGCTCTTGTTGATCAGGCAAAGCATTTGGGGGCTACAACTGCATGGACAGCAAGAGAGGTTGGAGAAGCTATGCAGTATACTGCTATGGCCGGCTGGGATGCTAAGCAGAACATGGAAGGTTTAGACGGTATTCTTTCCGCTGCGAGCGCAGGAGGAGTAGGTTTAGCAGAATCTACGGATATCGTGGTTGGTGCCTTAGCCGGATTTGGAGAGGGGGCAGACCAAGCTTCAAGATACGCAGATGTCATGACAGCGACATTTACGAATACCAAAACAGATATGCTAGGTCTTGGAGAGACGTATCAATACGTAGGATCTATTGCCGGTACTCTGGGCTATGATTTTGCAGAGGTAAATACCGCTATCGGTATTATGGGAAATCAGTCTATTGTAGGCTCTCAAGCCGGTACTACGCTTAGAACGGCTCTACTAAACATGACCGGAGATTCTAAAGAAGTGAAATCTGCAATGAAGGATCTCGGTATCTCTATGGCCAACGAAGATGGCACAATGAAATCCTTCTCAGAGATGATACACAGCCTAAAAAGTGGATTCTCAGGACTTACTGAGGAGGGAAAGCTCTACTATGCCAATCAGATTTTCGGAAAAACAGCTACAGCCGGAATGCTTGCGGTTATTAATTCTACAGATGAGGCCTATGATAGCTTGGAGCAAAGCATAAAAAATGCGAATGGTGCAGCAGGCGAAACAGCAAAAGGCCGATTAGAGAACCTTAATGGGCAGCTAACGCTTTTGAAGTCGGCTATAGAAGCTATAGCAATACGGATTGGAGATTTTGTGCTTCCTTATTTAAAACAATTTGTAGAGTGGGCGCAAAAACTTGCGGACAAACTAAATGGGATGAGTGATGAACAACTTAAGGCTATTTTAAAGAACGTAGCTATGGTGGCCAGCATAGGTCCCATGTTAATTGTATTCGGAAAGCTGGTAGGTATAGTCGGCACTGTGATTAAGGTATTTATGGCGGTATCTAAAGCAGGGGGCTTGATATCGGTTATTACCGGTCCCGTCGGCCTAGTAATTGCAGCGATAGCTGTGCTTGTTGGAATTGTCCTTTTGGTAAGGAAAAATTTTGACACCTTTAAACAGTCTCTTAGTCGTTTTAGCCCGGTGTTCGATAGGATTAAGGCACATATCCATAGTATAAAAGAGACTTTTACAACTTTTCTGGAATCCACAAAGGGTCCAAGAGAAGCGCTGGCCAAGTTTTTTGAACAGACTTTGGTTAGGGCTATTGGAACTGCTGTAGGAGTAATTTCCTCTATAGTTGGGATTGTTGTAGGTGTTGTGGACGGAGTAATAAAGGTGCTAACCGGTATTATAACCTTCATAACAGGAGTATTTACAGGAGACTGGAGTAAGGCGTGGGAAGGCCTAAAAATGATAGTAAACGGAATAGCTACAGCTATAGGCTCTTTCTTCCACGGCGTATTAGACGGTATCCTTGGAATTGTCCAAAATATCATTGATACGGTAGCTAGTATTAAGCTTCCGGAAATTCCTGCAACTGATCACACCGGTAGAACCATTGGAACGCTCCCGAAGATGGCAAGCGGAACAGATAACTGGGTGGGAGGTCTTGTTCAAGTTAGTGAACGAGGAGGAGAAATATTAGACCTTCCGCGGGGTACAAGAATCTATCCTCATGATAAGTCTGTGGCTATGGCCAGAGCGGAGGGTGCAAGAAGCAATTCTATTTCTGTCAATGTTACAGGGAATAGCTTTACAGTAAGAGAAGAAGCGGATATCAATAAGATTGGCGAAGCTATAGCCAGGAAGCTATCTATGGCTGCAAGTAATAGAGGAGGGTGGACATTTAGTGGAAATATGGCTTAACAGTATTTCAATCCCTGTACTGCCTTCCGAGTACAAGGTACAGAGCAAACAGAATAATCAAACAGAAAATATTATAGGGATAGGGGAAATATCTCTTAAAGGAAAGAGGGGCTTACGATCAGTGTCGTTTAGCTCCTTTTTCCCTTTTCGGAAGGATTCTTCATATTGTAGGAAAGGGCGGATTTTAAAGCCTTTGCAATATGTAAACGCTATTGAACGGATGAAACAGCTAGGAACTGTCAAGCTAATAATTACAGGGAGCCCTGTCAGAATGACCTGCACTATAGAGTCTTTTGAATGGGGAGAAAATGATGGTACCGGAGATATATTTTACACTCTAAGCCTTAAAGAATACCGCTATGTAAATGCTACACAGTCCAGCGTTATCCAAGATAATGCCGGAGGGGAAAGTGCCTCTGCAGCAGTACAGGGAAACCAAGAAACGGCACGTACAGAGCCTAAGGTTAACACACAAGAATATATAGTGAAAAAGGGGGATACGCTTACTTCTATCGCAAAGCGCTTGACAGGATCATCTAACTGGAAAGCAATTTATAGTGCTAATCGCTCCGTGATAGGAGGAAATCCCAACAGAATTAAGACGGGGCAGAAACTTATTATCCCGGGAGGTTAAGAATGACGGTAACACTAATAAAAGATAGTGGGCAGTATTCCATTCCAGTGTCTAAGGTTGAGTGGAGCGGCTCAGCAAGTCAGGCCTCCCGAGAATTGTCATTTGATCTAATCAATGCTCCTAATGACAGTTTTGACATACCGAAGGTATCTACCGGAGATTTTGTAAGCTTCTCTTATAACGGTGAAGAAGTGTTCTATGGGCAAATATTTGGAGTAGAGCGGAGCTCTAATATAGGTACTATTACCTATACAGCCTATGACATGATGAAAAATCTTTTGGAGAGTACGGGACAGTATAATTTCAAGAATCTAACAGCGGAGGGGATAGCAAAGCAAGTTCTTGATGATATGCAGATTCCGATTAGGCATTTGCATCCTACCGGCGTGAACATCCCTTCTTTACTTTGTGATGACAAAGGTATTTATGAAATTATCATGGGAGCCTATACCAAAGCTCACCAGGTAACAAAGGATAAGTATTTCCCAATGATTTATAAAAGGGGATTTGCAGTCTACAAGACAGAGTGGAGCGTAAAGAACTTTATCCTATCTGAAACGGATAACCTTATGTCGGCAAGTCTTACGGAGACCATGGAAAACATTGTGAACCGGATAAAGATCTATGATGAAAAAGGAAATCAGATAGGAGAGCTGAAAGACGATAATTCCATAAAGAAGTATGGAGTATTTCAAAAGATATTTAAGAAAGAGGAGAAGGATACAGCACAATCGGCCAACGCACTTATGAATATATCTCCTAAGCAGGAGATAAAGATTAGTGCTATAGGAGATATTAACTGTTTAAGCTGCTACTTTGTAGATATCAAGGATTCTGCTACCGGGCTTAATGGCAAGTACTGGATAAGCGCGGATAGACATAGCTTTGATGGGGAAGTGTACACAATGGACCTCGATTTACGTTTCGATTCCGTTATGGATGAAAAAAAGTTTGAGGACAGGAAAGAAGAAAAGAGAGAAGAAGAGAAGAAAGGGGCTGATAAAAATGTGGGAAAGCGAGCTGGCAAATCTACTTCCAAGAGAGGAAGTGGCAAGGGAGTTAAAGTTAGCGACAATGACAAGTCCAAATTCTTTAAAACTGGGAAAATTGGAGTTACAGAAGGAGGATATACTGCTAAGCCAACATTTATTAAGCCCATTGTGCGTAAAAGTTAAAATGCAATCCCCTAATGGGGGAGGCGCTTGTTCTGACAATAGTACGTATTTAGAGCCGTTAAAAGCTGGTGATTTAGTTCTTGTATATCAGCTTTCAGACTCTAAATTCGTAGTGATTGATAAGGTGGTGAATCCATGAGTCTTTTACCTTCTTTTTATGATGTCAAGGATAGGAAGAGCATAAATGAGTATTTCCCTAGGGAGTATGAGATAGATTTCGTAGAAAAGCGCCTGACAGGACGGATTGTGGAAGGATTGGAAGCAATTCGTGTTTGGGTATGGTGCTGTATCCATACCGAACGATTTCGCTATGCCCTATACTCCTGGCAGTACGGAGTGTCACTCGAAAAATATATTGGACAAACCACCACAGAAGAGTATCTGGAAGTTGATAGTCAAGCAGAGATAGAGGAAGCCTTGAAAGTTCATCCTTATATCACCGGAATAGATGATTTCCAAGTGAGTAAGGACGGAACAAAGCTAAAAATCAAGCTTACAGTAAAGACTAAGCTAGGAAAGATTGAGGTATCTGAGAATGTATGAGAATCAAACCATGGAAACCATACTTGGGAGAATGCTCTCCAGAGTTGAGGGAGATATTGACAAGCAAGAAGGCTCTTTGCTGCATACTTCTAATGCTTTAACGGCCATTGAACTATCCACCCTCTATACAGAGCTTGACTGGATGCTTAGACAAGCATTTACAGATACTGCAGATAGAGAGTTTGTAATTATGAGGGCAAAGGATCGAGGGATTATTCCGGAACCGGCCACAAAAGCAATACTTAAAGTTACATCCACACCGTCAGATGTTGAAATCCCTATTGGGGAACGTTTTACAGGAGACGCAGCGAATTACAAAGTGATAGAGAAGATTTCTTCCGGATCCTATAAAGTTGAGTGCGAAGAGTCTGGCACAGTAGGAAACAGAGCCTATGGAAAAATTATACCTATCGGATATATAGAAAAACTGGAAGAAGTGAATATCTCGGAACTCCTTATTCCAGGAGAAGACGAGGAAAGTACAGATAGCTTAAGAGAGAGGTTCTTTAACTCCTATAAATCTGTGGCTTTTGGTGGAAACAGGGATGATTATATCGAAAAGGTGCTGGCTATTCAGGGCGTAGGCGCTTGTAGGGTGAATAGATCTCTTCCCTACGGAGTGTCTCCTTCAGACATTGAGCTTCCTGAAGGTTTCGATGATTTTACTGCCAATATTGATGGCCGTTATTTTGAGATACAGGCTTGGATGATGACAGTGGGAGCGCTCATTAAAGAAAAAAAGCTGTCTGCAGGAGGAACGGTGGAAGTTAAAGTGCTGGACACAACTTATTCAAAGGCAAGTGCGGAATTAATTAAGCTGGTACAGGAAAAGATAGATCCTAGCCCTTCTGGAGAAGGGTATGGACTGGCTCCAATAGGTCACAGCGTAAGCGTAGGAACTCCGGAGGAAAAAATCATAAATCTATCCGGAAGGTTCACATTTTCCAGCGGATATAGCTTTGCGGCATTGTCCAGCCAGATAAGGGAAGTTGTAGAAAAGTATATGCTGGAGCTTAGAAAGGCGTGGCAGAAGGAAAACGCCATTATAAGACATGTGCAGATTACATCAAGACTGCTTGCTGTTGAAGGAATCGTGGATATAAAGGAAACAAGGATCAATGGCAGCAAAGATAATCTTACTTTATCAGCTAGCTATATCCCTGTTCTTGGAACTGTTTCGGAGGGATAAATGGAAAACGTTGAATTACTGGTTAACCTACCGGATTTCCTCAAAGAGTTAAAAGATTTCCAAGCGATAGGACAGAGTGAAAGTCCGGAGTTCACCATTGCTTGGGAAAGGCTCAATACGTGGCTGAAAGACAGATTTATTTCCTCTATGACAGAGGAAGGGCTGTCTGAAATGGAAAAGTATCTCCACATTAGACCTCTGGATAGTGATAGCCCTGACGACAGACGGCAAAGACTTCTTGCTGTAGAGAATAAGGCACTTCCCTACACACTAAGGAAGCTTAAAGAGGTTCTGACCAATGCTTGTGGTGAAGGCAATACAGATGTGGAAATCAATAACTTTGCTGTATCAATTCCGGTTAAGCTTGCAAGCCTTCGCTCACTCGACTTCATAAGAGAGACAGTGGAACAAATGCTTCCGATGAATATGGTATATGAGATAAGTGTTATCTATAACCGTTGGGAAAATTTCACAAAGAAGACTTGGGGAGATATGAAGCCGCATACTTGGGAGAGCGCCTACCAAAATGAGAAATGGCAGAAAGGAGCGTAATGACGCAAACAAGAATTCTAAAGCTAAATAAGCCTGATAGGACGGATTTTATTGACATTGCTAAGTTGAATGAAAATATGGATATCCTGGATGAAGTAACAGGAAGAGTGGCAACGATCACGAACACGAAGGAAGTCATTGTAACACTTCCTTCTGGGAACTGGTCCTCTTCTGCACCATATAGCCAAAAGGTAGCTGTGCCAACTGTCAAGGCCACAGACTCCGTATCTATGGGAAAGGCGCACACAAAGACTTCCAGCCCTGCCGATATAGAGACTTATGACGAGATGGCAGGACTAATAACTGCAGCAGAGGTTACGGACGGGTATGTGACATTTTACTGTGCTGCAGAGAAGCCTAACAAGGAGTTTAATGTTAAGTTAAAGGGGGTGAGTAAGTAATGAGTGATGTTTTTATTCCACTTGGAGGCACTGGAGGGAAAAATAGAGGAACGGCAGCAGTACTAGGAGACAGCACACCTTTTTCAAATGCAGGAGCAGTAATGAGCCTGCCTCTTCCTGCAGGTAATTACAAAAAGTCCGTAAGCAATCCCAGAACTAGCTATGGAGACGGCAAAAATTCCGAAGTAACCATCTCCAAGGAGCTACTTAAAAAGATGGCTATAGATGCCTTCGGAATAGCCTCTATCACAAATTTTAGTGCGACCATGTATGCGCATAAGCAAGTCCGGCTTACATGGGCTAAACCTACTAGGGGCTTGTGGAGCGGAGTTTTTTTTGTATTCAAGAAAGGGAGAATGCCTAACAGTGTTTATGACTCTGATACTCAGTATGCTAGCGGAGACACTCATCTAGTTACACAGCCATTATCAGAGGGAGTGTGGTATATAAGGGCATTTAACTATGTCGCCACTAACAATGGCAGATGGTATGATGACGGAAAAGTATCGTACATGATAAATGTAACCGGTATTAGCGGCTCTATCACTTTCGGAGCAGGAGCAGGAACTTGGACAGTTCCGGCGAATGTTTACAAGATTCGCTATATCCTTGTCGGGCATGGAGGACAAGGTGGGTATCCGGATGAGATAGAAGCTGGCGGTGGTGGAGGTGGCGGTTATTTTACTACTGGATATATGGATGTTACGCCCGGACAAGCAATCTCATGGGTTGTTCCATCTCAAGCACCGTTTTATAATAATTCATATAATAATTCACAAGTGTTTCCATCTTATAATACGATATTTGGAAGCGTTTCCGCTTCTTATGGTAGAATCGGAACGCCGTGGGCTTATCATAGGAGAGATTCTCCTGGAGGAAATGGCGGTTCCGGTGGCGGAGGGCCATATCTTAACGGAGCAGGAACAGGTGCTCCCGGTGGTTCAAATGGTTCTGATGGTGCTCACGGAAGCAATTCCGCAAGTGGATATAGTGCAAGTTATGCTAGAGGAGGAACTGGACAGCATACAAGTACACTCGGCTTTAATGGCGTACTATACTCCGGCGGAGGCGGAGGAGGTGGAGCAGATGGCGGAGCCGGTGGAGGTGGAAATGGTTGGAAATACGATAGAAACCAACGGTTCCAAAACGGCGATAATGGAACTGACGGCTTAGGAGGGGGCGGAGGAGGCGGTA